AATGGTTGCGTTAACTTGAATACATCATCAACAGCATCAATCTCTGCATCTAATGCATTTGATGTTTTTTATGAGTGTTTTGTTAATACTCCAGCAAATGTTGCTGAGGCTAATGATTTCATTTGTTTCACTGGTCGTGAAAACTTTAATTTCTTGACTAAGAACTTGGTTGATGATAACTTATTCCACTACAATCCAGCTAACATTGGTGACTTGAATGAGTTGATCCTTCCAGGAACAAACATGAGAATCGTTAAAGTTAACGGATTGAATGGTCTTGATAACATCTACACTGGACGTGCATCTCAATTTGTTTTCGGTACTGACTTAAGCTCAGACTTTGAAAACTTTGACTTGTGGTATTCTCAAGATGATGATGTGATCTACCTACGCTCTAAGTTCAGAGCTGGTGTTCAGGTACCTTTCTTGAATCAAATAGGAGTGTGGAACGGAACTGGTTCACCTAACTAAAAATTAATAAGGGAGGGGGTAACTCCTCCCATTTTATAAACATTAAAAAAAATATATCTTATGTCTTGTAATATGACTCTTGGATACAATGATAGAACTTGTACCAATGGAAAAGGTGGGATCAAATCAGTAATGATATTTCCATTAGGGAATGTATCTGCATCCACAATTGCTGACAATGAGATCACAGCTTTGACTGTTACTGGTGAAGTGTTTTTATATAAGTTGAAATCTAACTTATCAAGCTACACTGCACCAATCCGAGTGAATAAAGGAAATGGTACTCTTTGGTATGAACAAACTTTGACAATGATTTTAGCATCAGATACAAAGGAATTGAGATCAGAGATTCACTTGCTTGGACAGAATGAAGTTGTTGCTCTTGTTGAGAAAGCTGATGGGACTGTTGTTGCTCTTGGATTCGGTGAAGGTCTTCAGATTGCTGAAGCTTCAGCTTATGGATCTGGAGTATTGAAGTCTGACAGATTAGGTCATGATATCATCATGGGTGGATTAGAGAATGATCCAGTTCCAGATGTTCTTGCATCTGTTTACACATCATTGTTGGCACAGCAATCTCCATCAATTTAAGAATTGATAAACTCTTATAAGAAAGGGAGGGCTGAGTCCCTCCTTTTTTTGTATATTTGAAACCATGGAAATAAAAGCAAAGTTTATTGGATCAAAACAATGGTCAAATCTATTGAGTAAATGGGTTGACATCAAGAGAGGTCAAGAGGAGTATTATGTATCTCTTGGATTTCTGCATATCTTTGAAAAAAGAAAACCTAAACTAATTAAAAATGCTGAGAATACAGAAAGCGACCTCTTCAAATCTGATAGTAACAGTAACGGAACTGACAACAGTTAGTCCAGTTTACTATCTATTTGAATTTGAGCATGAACAATCATTCTTAAAATACTATTGCATCCTGACTAATATCAGCACAGCAACATCGAGATATGATGAATTTTTGCTTGTGGATGGTGTTGATGTTACCTTTGATTATGATGGTTACTACACATATAGAATATATCAGCAAACATCACCAACCAATCTTGATCCTGACTTGTCAGATGGCTTGGTTGAGGAAGGAAGAGCTCATGTCTATGAGATTGATTCACCTTCCACAGAATTCTCAACAAATATAACTTTCAATATTTATGAATAAGTTCGAATCAATGTCATTCAGAAAGGACTTTGTCCAACCAATTGAGGAGCAAGATAGAATGCTTGGCTTTATTAAATGGGGTAAAAAGAATGACTATCCTTATTTTTTAGTGGATCTTTTCAATGGATCAGCTTGGCATCAAGGGATAATTAAGAATAAGACTCACTACATTGCTGGAGGAGGGATTGAAGTTGTCACTGGTACCTTACAAAGGTTCCTTGCGAATCCATTCTCTGACTTTACAATGGATGAGATTGTTGAGCAATTGGCATTTGATTATGAATTATTTGGAGCATTCGCTGTCAAAGGTACCTGGAATAAGGAAGGGACAAGAGTTGTCAGATGGGAGTATCTTGCCATTGATATGATAAGAATATCAGCGGATGAAAGAATGTACTATCTATCAGATGACTGGACTGTTCAACAGCAATCAGCTGAGAAAACAAATCTAAGAACTATCCCAGCTCTTGATGAGAATAATAAGGTTGGATCATTCGTTATGTATTATAAGGATCCAGCTAAGAAAGGACGTAAAGAGCAAGGAGTCTATCCAAAGCCACCTTACAATGGAGGAATCACAGCAATTCAGACTGATGTTGACATCTCTAAATTCCATATGTATGAATTACAGAATGGATTTAAGTCAGGAACTATGATCACTTTCATGGATGGCTTTCCAGAAACTCAAGAGGAAGCTGAGTCATTCAAGAATCAAATTAAAGGACCAGCATCTAACATTGAGAATTCAGGTGATATCATCATCACATTTGCACCATCAGCAGATCAAGCTCCCAGAGTTGAGAGTCTGACTGGAAATGATTTGGATAAGAGATATGAATCTCTTGAGTCAAGCGTTCAACAGAACATTCTTGTGGCTCATGCAGTTGTCTCTCCATCTTTGTTTGGAGTTGCTCCTGAAGGATCATTCAATGCTGCTGAATCAGCTGAGCTCTTTGAGATATTTAAAAAGACTTATGTTGACACAAGACAAAGAAGGCTTGAGTGGATGTTAAACGAAATGATTAAATTGTCTGGTGATGTTGGAACAGTTAAGCTAAGAGATGTTAAACCAATCGGAACAACTGAGACTGCACCAGCACAAGTTGGTCCATCAGCAATTGATCAACCAACAGCAGAGGCTCCAGTGGATGTTGCTAAAAGTGCATTGAATGGAGCCCAGATTGCGTCACTTATTGATGTGGTTGCAAAGATTAAAGAAGGGATATTGACTCCAGAATCTGCATTGCAAGTTCTATTGGCATCCTTCCCAACCATTGATGAGATACAAGCTCGCAAAATTGTGGGAATGAATACAGCTCCACAGCAAATGTCATCTTGCAAGTTTGATCATCAAGATGATGAGATTGGATACTTTGCACAATACGGTGATCCAGCTCATGAATATGATGTGATTGCAACATTTCCAATAGCTTGGGATACTCCATCTGAGGAAGTATTCTCAAAGCAAGATCAAATCTTTGCAACCATTGGAGAAATCTCAGCAGAGTTGAATGACTTTGATAAGAGTGTACTTAAGTTGATTGGAGATGGTGAGGATTCAAATGGTATTGCAAAAGCTCTTAATACAAATATTGAGGATATTGCAAAATCAATGGCTCGCTTAATGAGATGGGAGGTCATCACAAAAGGTGAGATAACTGATATTGGAAAGTCACTTGTCAGAGAGGTTGATATTCCTATTGAAAGATTTGAGGTTCGTTATGGATACAGAACAAGACTTGATGTTCCACCAGCAAAGAGTGGCTCAAGACAATTCTGCGAGAGATTAATGTCACTTAATAGACTCTACACAAAGGATGAGATCAATACTATCTCTGGTCGAGTGGATAGAGATGTGTGGAGATACAGAGGTGGATGGTACACCAATCCAGATACTCAAGCGTCAACACCATGGTGCCGGCATGAATGGATTCAGCAATTAGTTGTAAAAAGATAAGATATGAACTACCTACTTTCAGTGGAGAATCTTAAAAAATTAGGATTGATCCACAGCAATACAGATACAAAACTCTTGGCAGTTGCTATCAAGAGAAGTCAAGACATGCATATTCAGCCAGCTCTTGGGACTCCCTTATATCGAGCCTTGCTTGACAGAGTTGAGACAAACACATGGACTCAAGATTACTTGGATCTTATGAACGATTATGTTGTTCCTTGTTTGGTTGCATTCGTTGATTACAGAGCAGCTCTCTTCCTTACTGAGAAGCTAACAAACAAATCAGCTGGAAGAGTATCTGACGAGAATCTTCAGGCTAATACTTTGGATGAGGTCAATGAGCTTAGAGATCAATTAAGAAAGGATGCATATTTTTATAAGCAAAGATTAGTTGGATTTCTTATGGATGATCAAGCAACCAAATATCCAGAGTATTGTGATATGTGCTCTGAGCATTGCAATGAATATGTGAAAAAAGATAAGACTGGATACAGGCCTATAAATTGGATGCAATGAAATTCTCAAAGAAACAGATTGATAAATTAAAAGCATATCTCAATAAGGATGGAAAAAACACTAAACCAGCTAATGAAAGAGCTGGAAATAATAGCAACACAGCACAGGCAGATAAACGAATTCTTTCAAGGTGATTTTATTGATGCTGTCTCAAGAGATGCGGCTCAATATCCTTTGATGGTAGTAACTTTGCAACCTGGATCAATGACTGATCAAGCTGTGAATGTGAACATGGTCATCTCAATCTGCGACAAATATAACATCCAGGAATATAGACAAATCAATGAGATCCATTCTGATTGCTTGAGCATCTGCAATGATATCAGAATCACATTCCAGCAATGGAGATTTGAGGAGTTCATGGATATCAATGGAGATATTACTACTCAACCATTCATAAATAG